CTTATGCAAGTGTGAAAAGACATTTTTTAACGTGCTCCCAAGTTTCTTAAAGCCGTTAATAATGCCTCGTCCCGCCATCTTAGCAAGGTTTCCCGCGCCTCTTAATGCGCCTTGTGCAACATTCCTTAATCCTTCTTTAATGCGGTCAAGTAAAGGGGCAAAATAGCCCAATGCGCCCGATGATTGCCCCATGTAAACCTGTCCTCGCATTACTTCGGCTAGATAATGCCTTGTCTCTTTGGCTTTCTCTCTTAAGGATGCTAACGCCTCCTCCATTTTCTGATACTTGGGGGATGTCTCTTTTCCGCCCGATGCAAGAAAAGCGTCTTGCTCCCTTCGGATTTTAAGAATCTCGTCGCCTAATGTACGCAATTCTGCCTTTGTTTTTTCAACTTCCGCGTTAATTTGACTTGCAAAACGGATTTTGTTAAATGCGACGCGTAATCTTTCCCCAAATCGAGAAAAAGCCCCCGAAACACCCGATAATTTCGACTTAATCGTGTCTATCGATGCCTCTAGGGGTTTTGTATTCATTTCGGTGTCAATAATGACACTTCCATCACTCTTTGTTGCCATTCTCTCACCTACGATTTAAGATTGCGTTTAAACGCTCTTTTTCTGCTTTCTCTTCTTCGCTTAACTTCGGTTTAAGGTCAATAAGATGTTTGTTTTCTCTATAAAACTCTTCTTCCCACTTCTCTAACTTCTTTTTCTTGGCTCTTTTGGCTCTTAAGGATAGCACTTGTGAAAATACGCCCTCGCCTATTTCCATGTATGCACCTAAGAACGTCCACCAATGCAAGTATTTTTCGGCTCGTACCTCTTTTCCTAGAACCTTGTTTATAGCGGGAACTATTAATGGCGCGTCTTGCTCCCAATCCATCGTTCGGGGCTTTTTTATCTCGTCTTTAATTCCCATATCTATAAACTCCGATGCAAGACGTACCGCCTCGTTGTAATCCTCGGGCGGTATCGTCTCGTAGTCGGGATACATTATTTCAAGTATGATTTTGGTCTTTATCCACGCGTTAACGTTTTGGTCGCTATCTTCTAGGTCGGGGTCGCTTAAAGCCGTTAAAACGTCTAAAATCGCCCTGTAATCCGTCCTTATTTCGTATTCCTTGCCGTTAACTGTTAAAGATGTGGGAAAATCCCACGCGTTAGCCATGTTTCTTTCCCGTATACTTACCCGTGTACTTGGTTAAGTGTGCGTTCAGTTTCTTGACTCTCGCGCCTGTCTCGGACGAAACGACAGAACCGATTGCCTCTATAACCGCCTCCGCAAATAATTTGCCACTTTCAAGGACAGTTAAAGCACCCATAACTTTAAAAAAGTCGGCGGATACGTTGTAACCGAGTATGTAGTCGATTTTTTCAGCGATAAATGCCTCGCCCTCTTCAAAGGCTTTGGCTACGTCCTCGTTATTCATAATGTCGTCAAGTCGTGCGAAATCCTCGACAACTTCATTGTATCGCTTAAGTATGTTCGTATCGGAAGGGTTAAGGGAGAAACGCCCTAGTTCCTCCCCTAACTTATTCTTGATTGTATAGTCTTTCCGTCCGTCGTCGATAATAATTGCGTTTCCCATGTGTAGCTTGCCTCCTTAGTTTTGGTTGAATTATGAATTAGGTGTAAATGTACCTGTATCGGGGTCGTATTTTCCTTCTGTACGTCCGCCATCAAGGTTGACAGTAAAAGGAATCTGATAACCCGAGGTATCTCCGCCGTATGATGTGGGAACTACGTAACAATCCTGTGCAACAGCGGGGTATGCTCCGTTGCTATCGGGCTCTTCCCACATATGCACTTCAAGATATGTGGTCTTGCAATCGTCGCCTGTAAGTCTCTGATCCACAATTTCCTGTAAATGCTCAAAGATAGCATCGTCGGTATTTGCGTAGTAAGTATCAACGCTTGCGGACTCTTCGTAACCTTTGTGTTGAAATGAAGTTTCGCCTAAGATGTTTTTCTTATTCTCGGTATCGGGATTAAGGTCAACGTTGAACTCTTCAAGGTCTTTTCCGACTCTCCAAAAGTTCGCGGTCACTCCGCCGAATGATGCATCAAGGAAATGCGCCATATACTTTCTATCAATTTTTCCCATAAAAAATTCCTTTCTACCCATAATTGTTAAGGGTTTGGGTTAGCGGTTGCCTCTATCGGCAATCGGTTTTAAATCTTGTCAAATTCGTTTTTGTATCGGGCGGATATGTATACCGCCCACTTTTCCGCCTTGTTATCGTCCACGGAATCAAGATATGAGGGGCTTTGTCGTTCTACCTCCTCAAATTTCCTTTGTCCGCTCAACTCGGGGTAGTTGCTTAATTGGTACTCCTGTCCGTTAATTTGTACAGGCTGACGTTCTAACCATCTACCCAAGTTATCAAGCCATTCTTTGGCGTTGATTTTGGCGTTTTGGGATAGTCCTTGTTTCTGATAGATAACATAGAACGGGTACAAACAATCTTGTGATACATGCCCTGTAATATCCTCTGTCTCGGTCTGAACTATCGCGCCACTTATGGGAAACATCGCCTTACCGCTCTTTTCGCCTAATGTGGCAAATTCGATACGCTCATTCGCTCCAAGTGCGGGATAGTTGTTAATAAGGGCAAGTATCGCTTTGGTCACTTCATCGTAACCATCTACGTCGTAAACAATCTCGTCTGCCATTATTGTTCTCCCAATGTGTTCGCTACTAGCCTCTCCCAATCTTTAAGGTGTAGGGCTTTCGCTGTGTCGAACCAATGCGGTGTCGCCATCGGGTTAGCGTATGTCAAAGGCTTGTCGGTAACAATCTTCTTTGCGCCCGCTCTAGCCCACGCGCTCCCCGTTACGGGGTCTATCATAACTTTGCCCTCATACAGAAAACGTCCCATCGGGGGAGCACCCGCGCACACTTTACCCGTCCCCGCCATAGCGGATGATTGAGCCTGTGTCACGTTGATAAACGTTCCCGTCTGTTTTGGCATAAATGGAATCATATCTTGCATGATTTGGTTATCTAACCGCCATTGTGCCTGTTTTAAGTTTCTCTGTATGCGCTTAAAGTTAAGTATGCCCTTTATGGTTACGCCACTTGATTTGTTTGTAACTGTGTAAATTGGTAACTTTATAGCCATCGCTATTTACCTGTGATCTCAAAGTGGGGAATAATGGAAAACTCCGATACGGATGTAATCGCAAAAACATAGTCGTATGCGTTACTCATATAATCAAAGAATCCGTCGGGGTAATCCTCGTCGTTTATCGGCTGTCCGTCTCCGTACTCGCCAACTACAAAAAAATCGAACTTATCGGAATCGGGGGTAAAGGTTAATGTATTCGGTAATTCTTCAACTACTTGTCCGTCCCAAATCTTAGGGGTCTTATAGGTTTTACCCTCAATTTTCTTTTCCCCTTTAATGGTCATATAACGGATGTTAACAATAACCTTATCTTGTGATTCTGCGCCCATTCTTGCAACAATAGACGCTCTATCGATGTTCAAATTTACCCCATTTAAGACAGTAGGAAACCACATATCCCCCAAACGGCTTTCATATCTGTTAAAAAGCGTTATTGTATCGCGATACATGATTTCCTCCTAAATTCATTCCTCTACTTCGGGTAAACCCGCTAATGATGTAAGCAAGGACAAAACGCCCGCTAATGCTGACGCGCTAAGAACAGTAACCCAATTTACCTCGTCTATAAGGGCTGTTGTGCCGATAGTAGCAATCGCGGTCTGACATACTGTCTTAATTGCTCTTGTGCCCGATGCAATCCACCATTTCTTGTTTGTTAAGTTATTCATTGTCTGCCTCCTCGATGTGGTAGGGGTAAGAACCGATATACAGCATGTTTATGCCGTTCTTGTCAACTGTACCCCGTAAGTATTCGCATATAGTCGAATAAATCAAAGAGTTTTTAGCCTCTTGACTTTGTGACGCTTGCAAAATCGCGGAATTTGCTCCGCTTGTTGCATATGATATACTCTCATTTCCCGCGTGTACTGACGCGATAACGCTTGGCTTAAGCCCGTTTTCGGTCTGTACCATGTGGGAGGCGTTGTCAATCTCATTCATAAGGTTAATCAACGCCGATATACACCGCTTTACGGCGTTTAAATCGTATTCCTCGGTAGGTGTGCAAAATCTCAATTTAGAGATATTATCAACGCCCGCCGTCGCATCTTCGACTTGCTTTTCAGCAAGCCACGAAAGGCGGTTAAATTCGCCCTCCGTGACCGCTTTATCGCCACTTATGGAGGTGTATTCTTCATAAGTCAAGTAAGCCATGTTTTACCTCATATTAGGGCTCGGGTGTGTAATCGGGGTCGTATGTTACTACGGCGATGCCGTTAAGGTACTCTGCAAAGAGTGTAAGACCCATAAGAGCAAAGTTATCTGAAACAACTGTGCCGTAGTTGCCCTCGATATGGAAACCGATAAGGTTTGTCTCGCCGTCAACTGTGTAAACAAGACCCGCTTTCTCAAAGTCGGAATCGGAAGGATCTACGTAGTAAAGAACGATATTCTCTACGGGTGTAGCAATTACCTTACCTCTCTCGATTTCAGAAGAGATAAAGATTGTCTCGTAACCCATAAAGTTCTTGATGTAATCCATGCCGAACTCACTCTGTACTGTGATGTTGGCTGAACCAAGATACTCGTATACGTCAAGGGTGTTTACAAAACCAACAATCTTTGTGGTTGTAAGATGCATGGTCTTGAAAGCGTCTTTACAAAGACCCAATGCCATAGCAAGTGCCATCTGATAGGTTGTGTAAGTCTCGGTAAGTTCGCCTGTTGCAAGATAGGTATAAAATCTGTCGGTAATGTTGTTCTGTAACTGTGCTAAGAAAGCATCGTCGGTTTTCTGTACGGCAACGTCATAGCCCCACTTCTTGATAGCCTCTGCGGTAACGCCCTTTTTGAACTTCTCAAAAGTCATTTCTGCGTAAGGCTTCTCGGTTACTTCCGAAAGGCTGTAAGGTACTTCGTCGCCCTCGGGAACCGCGCCACTCTGTAAAGTAACGCTTGCGGTCTTAGACTTAAGAACTGAACCAAGTTCCTTCTTTACGGGACGCATAATACCCATAATTTCCTGTAAATGCTCCCAACTCTTGCCGAATCTTGTTACAAAATCAATCTCACGGGCTGTAACGTTAATGTTAGCCTCTTTTGTTACGTTCTGTGCTGACATAATATTTCCTTTCTACCGCTAACTGTTGCGGTTAGCGACTAACTCTCGCGTTAGTCGGTGTTAAGACGCTTATTTAAACAAGTCGATATGCTGTGCAATCGCTTGCTGTCTTTCGTTTGCGTCTTTGATCTTCATAATATCTTCTTTGGTAAGTGCTCCATTCTGACCACTTCCCTTTAAGGATGTCGTAAACTTGGCTTTATTCTCTTCGAGTTTTTCCTGTTTCTCGTCGATAAAAGCCCCCGAATCCTTCTCCTTGATTTGAGAAATAAGGTCTGTTAACCCAAGAATCTTTCCGTTACTAAGTTTTAGACCCGCCGACTTAATTTCATTCATAACGGCTTTCTTTGCTGACTCGGATGTGAACTTATAGCCCTCAATCTCTGCCTTTAAAGCGTCGTTAAAGTCTCTCTCGGCAATCTGTCGGTCATATTCCGCCTTAGACTCCTCGGCTTTCTTCTTGTAGCCTTCAAGTTCCTTTGTCATAGCGTCAAAGTCTTTTCCCTCGAAACTCTTTAACGTCTCCTCGGCTGTCTCCGCGCGTTTCTTGTAAGCCTCGGACTCGTCTTTAAGTTTCTTGTTCTCGTCCTGTAATGCTTTAATGGACTTGCCATTTTCCGCCATTACGTAACTAATCTGCTCGTCGGTCAAACCTTTTTCTTTCAAATCTTCTGTTTTCATTGTGCAATCCTCCATTATTAGGTTATTTTTAGGTGTGTAACCATCCACCAATGGTTTACGATTTTAGGTCTCTCGACCAAATCCTAGTTGTCGGAATTGCACCGACGCGGTAATCGTCCGAAACCGCCTAACTACCTAGAACTAGGACGCATGTAAAACATGCAATCTCTAAGGGGGGAAACTCACAAAAAAAG